GTAAGGCAATAATCCGGTCGGCAAAATCTTCGGCATCCGCTGTGTTCTTGATGTTAGACGTAAAGGCTTCGGCATATACCCCATAACTTGCTTGGCTTGCGGCATTTTGAGCTGTGTAAGTGCTGTTGCCGTTGTTGCCATAGGTGATGACGTATTTGTTGCGGATGTCGCCTGCGCGGGTAGTGACTGCCAAACCGCGTCCATTTGCATGGTTAGCGTCTAGGGTTGTGTAGCCATTGGCTGCAAGGTAATCCTGTCGATGCGTTGAGTCTGCATAACCTATGTTGCCATTTGCTTCTTCATAAAGATAACCCAGCGCAGAATTAGCAATTTGAGCGCACAAGCTGTAAACGTCGGTTTCATTTGCTGATCTTGAAATCATCAAGAAATCCCCTGGGCGATCAATTTCGCCAAGCCCAAGATTTTCTGCGTTTGCCCATGTTGTAGTTGGGTTGTAAGTCGCCCAAGTTGTTGCCGCTGGCACTTGATTCCACTTACCCAAAAGGAATCCGGATAGCAAATGATAAATTTGGTCTCCATCTTCATCTTGAGACAAAACGCCATTGTCAACGATTTTAGGCAATTTAGACAATGCGCCAAGGGCTGTAATTTGTGCAGCTGTTGTATTGCCCAGCGCACCAGTCTGATTGACGGCAATTGTAAAGTCTGAAATGTAACCGCCAAATATCGGCACATACGTAGCAGTTGAGTCTGTGACTTCGATGGTAATGCCTGTGCCTACTGTAAAATCATAAATGCTGTTATCAAAATTGAGCAATTGCAACTGGCAATAACCTGCAACTGGCTGTGAGTAAATGTCTGTGCGGCCTGACGTAATGGTGACGTTGGCTACTGTGACATCAGTTAATTCAACGCTGTTTATCAGCACCTTGTAACTGGGCGTATATGCGGTCATGCAAAGACCAATCCTGAACCGCCTAGCGTGCCGCGAGCTGATGAGTCATTTAACAAGCTTACAATTTGTCGGGCTGTAGATTCAGGATCGATTGCGCCATTGACTGTTATATTAGTATTGCCTGCGTTTGGATTGTAATTAAGACCAGTTCTAGGGTTATATGAAATCATGCCATCAGAAGGCATCGAAGGAATTGAAGGGGTTGAAGGAATTGCCGCAGCCGCCGTTATTGATGCCGTTGATACTGATGCACCGCTAAAAAAGCCGCCAATTGATCCGGTAACGCCTTTGACCGCGTCAATAATGTCTTTAATGCGATTATAAATATTTGTTATGTAACGTACAAGGTTGGCAAATTGGTCAATGATTTCTGACAATATGCCGCCTAGTAATTTAAAAGCCCCGCCCAAAGTCTTGCCCAAAATAGGTGCAAGTACGTCGCGTGCAAACTCGCCAATGTTTACCATCAAATTAAAAAATGGTTGTAAATCTTCATTGTTGCGCTGGATTGACCCGCGCACGCTGTCAAACGCTGATTTAAGTCCATTGAGGATAGGCTGAATAAATCGCAATACTGGCTGCAATTTATCACCAATGTTTTCTGTAAAATCTTGTATTGCTGGCACAACCTTGTTTACGATTGTCTCAACCAGCGGCGTAATAGCTGTGAGGATAAACGCGCCTACTGTCTCCTTGCCTTCGTCAAAAGCAATTTGCAAGCGTGTTAATTTGCCCTGAAATGTGTCAGCCTTTGCAGCAGCTTGATTTTCAAAAGTATCTGCAAGTTTGGCTGTAATGTCATCTAGGCTCATGGTCTTGAGCTGTGCGGCAGTCAAGCCAATGCCTAATTTGGCAAGCGCGCCTGTGTTGCCTTCTGCGGCCTTTGCCATTGCATTTGTAACGGCTTCGAGCGATTTACCTGATCCGGCTGCAACATCGATGGCAACTGTCTGTAGCTTCTGCGCCTTTTCAAGATCACCTGTCGCGCGTGCCAAACGCTCGATGGATGGGCGTAACTCGTCATCTGTAACCCCAAAGGCTATAGATGTCTTTGTGATGTAATCCTCTGTTGCCGATATTTGGGCTTCTGTAGCCCCTGTGACGTTCTTTAAGGTCAAAGCCAACTTCTGCTGTGCGGCAGCGTCCTCGATTGCTGCCTTGACCCCGTCAATGGCTAATTTGCCTGCATAGGCGGCTGCGGCTGCACCAGCTGCGGCAAACGCTAGGCCAGCCTTTTTGCCAAAATCACCAACCTTATCGCCAAAGGTTTTGACCTCGGTATCGGCTGATTTAAGATTCTTTGTGAAGTTATCAACGTCGGCTAATAGCTTGAGCGTTAATGCGCGTGTACCTGTAGCCATTAGCCCCACTCCTTCAATATCTTGCTAAATGCTGCGCTCCACCGTTCTACGATCTCCGGCTGTATTTTGCGTAGCGTTGGATAAATGAACCAGCCTTTTGAACCTCGACCTTGACGGCCTGACCACACTGGGAACTGCTTGTATTTATTCGATCCAAATTCTGACCCGCCCCAAATAGCGCGCGTAGTTGCCCCGCCACTAAATTTTTGTGATGCAAATCCATATGTAATCTCACCTATGCGGCTCGACTTCTTTACCTTTGACCCTTGTGCAATGCGTCCAGCTACTTTGCGACTTTGTAAGCCGTTGGCAGTTTGTATAACTTCACCGCGAGCGTAATCAGCCAAATTACCAGACTGGCGTTTAGCTTCTTCTTGCCCTGCTTCGTCTAGGTTTTTTAATGCCTTAAATACTGCGCGCAGTTCAGTTTGGTCAAGGGCAATAGGATCGCTCACTTGTTCCTCGCTTCCAAAACTTCGACTGCGGTTAAAATATCCTCTGCGGTTTGCCAATGCACCATCGGTATTTGTGTGGCAATTGCCAACTCAATTAAGAGTCGGCTGATGCTTCCGCTGGGATGGCTTTTGGGTCTGTGTCACCTACCTCGACATCGCTGACTGATTCCATCCATGCGTCAAATGGCTTGGTTGGCTTACTGCCTGCGTCGCGCTTCATAGCTAGGTGAGCAACATACAAAATATCCCACATGCCGCCAAACTGGGAGATAACCTTTTTAGTTGTCATCTCCCAGCGTGCGTAATCAGGCGGGCGTACCATGTAGGTTGCTTCCGATCCATCTATGTATTTAATTGTTATCTGCTGTTGCATTTCTTTGCTCCCGATTCTGTTAGTTTTTAGCTAAATGTCTCTGTCACTGCGCCATTTGACACAAGGAAGGTAAATGAGACTGTCTGTGCATCCATACCTGATCCACCCACTGTTGGGTAGGATGGTTTGATAGGAAATGAAAATGATGCGCCTGTTGCAGATACTAAAGTGACTGTAATATCTGTATCCGGTGCGCTGTCGCAAGCTGTCCAAATAGCCTCACATACTGATGAGGTTTTGCCCCAGTCTGCAAGCATGTCTAGTTGGAAAGTAGCTGTGACGTTGGTGGTCTTGTACGCCTCGCCATCTAGTGTCTGATAGGTCTGACGATCCAATACTTTTGTAAGTACCGCGTTTGTGGCCTGTGCTTCGATGTCCGTTCCACCAGTAAAGGACAAAGAAATATCGCGGCCGGTGATTACTGTTGTTGCCATGATGTCTCCTTATGTTGTTTGTGTGTAGTAGGTAGAAACTCGAACATCAGCGATTAGCAGAGTCGATGCTCCAACTTGTGTAACTGTTGGTCTTTCGACCACGCTGACAACGTACCCAACTGGGATCACTGCCAGCACACTCATGATTAGCTGCTCGATATTGTCAAGCGATGCTGGGTTGCTGTTATACGCAACCGCGACTGAAATTGTAAAATTAATTTTGGTGTGCAATGTGCTTTTATTAATTGTCTCAAGCTCAAGATATGGCGTATCCGGCACGACTACTACGGCAGGTGGGATGATGGTTTCAGGCACATAGCTGTACACATTGCCTGCAACGCTCGCTAGGGCTGTGGCTAAAGGTGTGCGTACTTGACTAAGGATTGTTGATGCTGGCATTTATTGACACACTGTCTCAACATCTAAAAACGGCATAAGCAAGGTTGATACGCGGTTGGTCAAACTTCGACCCATGCGATAAGGCGTAGCAGTAAAGTCCACGCCCTCAATTTGTCCACCGGCTGCTACGCGTGACTGAAATACCTCAACGCTTACTGCCAAAATTGCTGACTCAATTGCGTCGTTGCCTGCATAAATTTGTGCGGCAGAATATCCTGAAAGCGTCGCTGTGCCTGTTGGCACGATAGGGCGCAAGGTCACATCTGCGTTTGTGATTGCAGCTGTAAAATAAAAATTGCCAAGTGAGGCATCAAGTGTTGAATTTGTATCCACAACTGTAACTGTTGCGCTAAATGGCGCAGGTAATCCAGCCACGACAATTGATTGTCCAGTCACAAAGTAATGACCGCGTGCTGTGTAATAAGTAGCAACGTTTGATGTTAGTTTGTAAGCATTAACCGCTGATGTATTTGCAACCAGCATAGGCAAAATTACGGCCTCGCTAGTGTTGATTATTTCATCAAGATAAGCGTCATTGTACAAGGATGAACTCACGCCCAGCACTGATCGCAACTGTGACGCTGTGACTATGCTGGGCATGAGTTTACCTTTCGTTCGGCTCGGGTAGCGCGGGAGCGCACTACCCGATGATTAGTTTGTGGTTATGGATCAGGTCTTGTTGATACCAAATGCGCCCGCACCAATTTTGGTTGCGATTGCGCCATAGCCATACATTGCTACGAGGATTTCACCTGATGCAATGACATCAGCACGTAGCTGATAAGTAGGTGATTCGTACCATGTGTACGCAGTTGGGTTGATGATCATCATTGAATCATCTTTGTCTGTGTCTTGCGCTGATGCGACGTTTGCAGAAACATAAAGATCGAGACCAGCCACGTTGCCGCGGATAGAATCTGGACGTACAACTCCGCCAGCATTTGAAGGCTGCGCGGCCATGTAAATTGGGCGGCCTGAATCGTT